AAGTAATTGTTTTGCACCTTCATCCATACCTACCACGGCATCTCCAGCTGCTCCATAATTACCCTCAGTAAATTGACTATATGCCTCTAATGCATTTTCTGCCATAGTTCCAATTTCTTGGTCTTTATATCCAGCAGAATATTGTACTTGTATGTCAGTAGGCATGTATAAAGAAATTGCAGTTTTTAATCTTCTGGTTGGTGCTCTTTTGACATTCATACCTCGATATCTGTCTTTATTTCTTTCTTTACTTAAATATCCCATTTCTATTTGAGTTTTTATAAAATCTTCTCTGTCAAAGTACATGTCACTTTCATCATAATTTATTGCAAGAGATTCTTTATCTAAATCTGCAATTAATTGATTTTGAATATTTTTATCTGAAAATTTTTTTTCATATGATTCCACACCACGACTACCAACAATCTCTTTAACATAATCTGGTAATTTTCTACGGCCTTGTTCTTCTAAAACAGAGGATGCACCATCTTTAGATAATTGACCGAATGATAATTGAGCATTTTCTAATTCATTTATATAAAAGAGTATGTAATGTCCTTGATTACCTAAACCAGGGTCTTGTGCTACATCAAGAGGGAAACTAAAATGGTCTGTGGTGTATTTATTTCTGATAAAAGCATCAGCAGAATTACCTATACCTGGGATTCCTCTTATAAAATCTCCAACACCACCAATGACTTTCTTAAATACTCTGTCTTTTACTTGTGATACTAACTGTTTTCCGAAATCGAATCCCATGTCTAAATAGTCCTATATAATTTAAAGTATTTATAACGACTATGACATATAAAGGAAAGTTTAAACCTAAATATCCTAACAAGTATAAAGGTGATATTAAAGAAATAGTGTATCGTTCATCATGGGAATTAAAGATGATGAAGTACTGTGATACTACTAAATCTATTATAGAATGGGGTAGTGAAGAATTGGTTATACCTTATCTATCACCATGGGATGGCCGTTATCATAGATATTTCCCAGATTTTTATGTTAAAGTTCGTACTAAAAATGGTAGTGTCAAAAAGTATGTTATCGAAGTCAAACCTAAGAATCAATGTACACCACCAGAAAGGAATCCTAAAAGAAGAACAGGTGTTTGGTATAATAAAGTTAAGACATGGGGTATAAACAAGGCCAAATGGAAGTCAGCAACTGAGTTTTGTTTAGACCACAATATGGAATTTAAGATACTAACCGAAGACCATCTAAATCCTCGTTAATCAACTTGATTATTTAAATTTGAGAAGTGACTTTGATTTTTTAAGCTTTGTATATATCTTGTATATGTTGGATTATTGTTGACTTGATTATTTTGATTTGCCATTGAAAAATTACTCTGCATTTTTCCAACCATATCTTTATGTCTTTTCAAATCAGCATCACTTAACATAATTTTATCACCAGATATATAAGCACCATAAGTGTCTGCATCAAATTTTCTTAATTCTTTTGCAAAAATCTCATCTGCCTTTTCAAAGCTTATTTCTTTATTTTTTATGTCTTCATCTAGCTCTTCTCCTAAATCTTTTATAAATTGTTTCCTTGCAAGTCTTACTCTTTTATCTATTTCAGCTTGTATTACTGTTTCATCATGGCCAGGCAAGTCTATTCTAACTTGTTCTTCAATTTCACCACGAACATTTTTACCTTTAAAACCTGTTATTTCTGCTATGAAGTCAATTGCTGTCATTAAACCTGATGCCATTGTTTTTAATCCGTCTACAACCACAGGTATAGCCTCTATTAGTTTATCTAACGCTTTATCCATAACCGCCAAACCATCTCCAATAGATTTAGCTATATTTGGTTTCATTTTTTGCCAAGCAGGACTTGCAAAAAACTTAAATACTCCTGCGGTCAATAATGCTAGACCTATACCTTTTATTAAAAGTAAAAATGGATTACCTAAATATTTCATAAAAGTATTTTTTATTGTTTTTACAATACTTACAAGACCTTTTCCTAATTTTTTAAATCTACTTTCTTCTTTACCCTCTTTCTTTTTATCAGAATTAAAGAAATAATTATAAAGTCTACCCAAACCACTACCAAAATTTGCTCTAAGATTTTTATTAGCATCTAGAAGTGAAAGAGTTTGCACATTTGTATTTTGTTGTAGTTTTTTTGGAAGTTCTCTTAAATATCTTAGTCTTTCAAGAACATTTACATTAGTTTTTTCATTATCACTAGTAGTTTTTAATAATGATGCAAAGAAACCTCGATTCACCACGCGCTCTGCCAATTTTTCTTTTCTTTCTTCTACTTTAAGTTTTTTTTCTTCTTCTTTTTTCTTTTTTTCCGCTCGATAAGTATCAAGTGAGGCCTCAGCTGATTCTTTTTGTATCTTCATGTCATAGTCGGTATAAGCCTTTAGTACTTTTACTAATTGAGCCATCTGACCGAATAAAGTATCCTCAACATTTGGTCTTCTTTCTTTACCAGTTTCATCAACCTGAACACCTGCTTTAGTTACAGAAAAATTTTTCAAACCTTTAGTAACTTTCTTTTGATAATCAAGTTCTTCTCTTGCCACAGCCATCTCTTGTCTGTGTTGTGCATAACTAGCAAGTATTTCTGCTTGATTCTCTTTAAATGCTTTTAATAAATTAGGTTCATTTAAGTCACCTAATTTTTTATTGCTTTGAATTAATTGAGAAACAACTAGGCCTAAACCTTTCTTTATGCCTTCATTGTCTATGGTGGTATCGTATGCCATTATTTTTTACTCGTTCCTGCATACAGTCCAAACCATGCTGCACCTGCACCAACTACAATACTGACTAAACCAGATTGTTCCATTGTTGGATTAGGTAGTTCCATGTACCATATGACTACTTTGTATAATAGATAGATGTATGTTGTAATGAATACTCTAGGAAATATTCTCCATGCATCCACAGCTCTTGCCATGTCTATCCATGATTGATATTGATTTTTACTAGAATCTACAACATTTGTATCTACTTCTAGTTCTATATTTACTTTTTTAGTTTCTGTTTCAGCCATTGTTTTTCATCCTTTGATTTTCTTTCTCTGTTTTTTCATTTTCCTCTTTTATAAATTTTTGTAATAAACCTATATAAATTTCTCTCTCCCATGGTATCATATTTTCTAATTCAGTTAAAGAGTATTTATGATGTTGCATGAGAGCAAAATTAGTTTTGAAGTAATTTTCTAGGCTCTCATGAGAGAGCCCTACACTAAAAAATGCTCTAGACCCTCCATTAAAACTTTACTTTCTACCTTAGTATTAGGATTTGTCACACTTACATAATGTCTTAATCTTGGCATTGTGTCAAAAAAATCATTAACTTTCATAAATTGGTCGGGGCTCATACTTTCAAAAAATTCATCTAATTCTTTTTCAGGCATGTCTGGCCCATTGTAAATATTTTCTCCATGATGAAGTTCTTTTACACATTTATTAATAATTTTAAACATTTCCATAGTAGATGTATTTTTCAATGTTTTAACATCATCCATTATAGGATATTGCATAACTAACTTAATATCATCATTAACTTGTATAACATTTGTATGTTCTTCATCTATCTGTACATCAATATCATCTAAATCTATTTCTGTCATTACTTGTGTTTTTTTATCATCTGGGCAAACTACATTTACATTAATTTTTGACCCAACAGATTTTGCTCTTATCTTTAAAAACAAATATTCAACATCAAACATTGGTAATGCATTAACTGATAATTTATTAAATGTACAACCATCTATAAGTTTTTTTAATGCATCATATAAATCATTTTGATTTTTACTTTCTTCAGCTAAAATCAATAATTTTTGTTCTTTTACTAAGAACGGTCTAAATTTTATCTGTTCACCTGATGACGGTAATGTCAAACTGTGAACAGGCGCTTCTAATTTTGGTAATGCCATAATTATTCATCCTCTAGTTTATTATCTATAGTCTTGTTTTAACTTTTGGTAACTTTCTAAGTAGTTTGTTTTCTACAGAGTTAGCCAACAAATCAAATGCACCTTGTATTATTCTCTTAGGTAAATCACTTTGACCTTCAAGTATATCCCAATATCTATAAGAGAAAGTAACATCCATTGTTGCCAATTGATTTTTAGTTTCTCCATTTAAAGCAAAATCTCCTATCACTTTAGGAAATGCTTCAATAAGTTTTATACCATACATTCTTAAATTTTTTTCATTGAGTAAATAAATGTTTACTTCACCCACATAATCATCATAATATTTTGCACTAAAATCACCTGGGCTTATTGCTTGATTCTGCCATTCTTCAAAAAATCTTCTGTCTTGGCCATTTATATTTAACATACTAAATTGTGCAGTAATATCGGGGTAATTAGGAATACCATTTACAACACTTCTTGACGGCCCTTGTAAACTATTATCCTCTACTTGCGTCATTGTTCTGCCTGGAAGATTTATTTGAGTACACTTTAAAGATACATCTCTATTCGTTCCATTTTTAGCCAACTCACCTAAAGTTAGAGATGACCCTGCATTCATACCTTCAGGTCTAGTCACACTTCTTGGTGGTTGTATTACCACTTCGTAACGAGATACTCTAGCATAAGAATCTTCTTGATGAATAAGACCCAAGAATTCATTTAATACTCCTTGTGCAAAACCCTTTAGTGGTTTAAGTGCCATTATATCATTCCTCTTGATTTAGCAAACACATGACTGTCAGATTGTTTCTTAAATCTCTGTACAGGTAATAGTGTTGCAACAATAAATTCATCTGCTTCTACTTTTCTAAAATTTGTTTTCACATTACTTGCCAAGTATCTTTTTAGACAAGGTTTAATTAAATCTACTTTTTTTAGATTACTATAATTAGTTCTTAATTCAGTAGTTTTATCAAACTTATCATTATTACTATAATCCATTAGTCTATCTAATAATCTAATTCTCATAGGCATAGATAGATAGTGTAAATTGATTCCTAAAAATCCATTTTTATATTCTTCAATGGGTAATACTAAAGGAAATGTATCATAATATGGTAATTTCTCTTTTAGTTTAGGGTCATATACAAACATATTTAGTATACCAAAAGTGGGTGTTGTGGTTCTTTTACCATCACGAATCAAATCAGCAGACTTTGGTGTTCCAAATTCTTTTATTTTATCACGAAACCATTGTGTTGATTTAGGTCTACCACCTGCTGCCTTTAAGACACTTTGGATATATTTACTTCTTGCCATATATGTATTTATAAGGATTGTATAGAATTATACAAGAAAAGTGCCCCTAAAGAATTGCAGTTAAACTGCCTTCGGCAATAGGGGCACCACATGATTACTCAGCTAGTTTTTCAAAATATGCTAATGTATCATCTTCCTCAACTACAGGTGTTTCCACTTTTGTAGTTACAGGTTTTGTATCGACTTTAGGTTTTGCAACAGGTGCATCATCTAAATCATCAGCAACATTACCAACTTTTACAGTACCAGAAAGCACTGCATCTAGTCTGGTCTTTAACTCATCATAAGATTTGAAGTTTGAAGCCGCAGTAAACTCTGCAAGAGAGTATTGTGATTTCCAAACTTTATTTGCATCATCATCACTTTCAAAAAGTTTTGATGTATCTTCAAACTCTGATTTATCATAGTTCCAAAAACCATCTACTTTTCTAATTTTTAATTTGAAGTTTGCACCTTCCCAAAAATCAAATGGGTTGATTGCCTTTTCATCTTCAAACTCTGGTGACATTGCTGCAGTTATCTTATCAAAGATTTTCTTACCGAAACGGAACAAGAATACTTTACCTTCGTTCTCTGGGTGTTTTGTATCACTTACTACATAAATGTTTGAGAAGTATTGTAATTTTCTTTTCTGTTTACGAGCAATCTCTTTATCAGATTCTAAACCTGTATTCCATAATCTAGTGTTATGTTCAGACACAGGGTCTTTTTGATTGAGTGTTGTAAGAGAGTTCTCAATATACCATTGACCTGTTGGGCCTTGAAAAGCATGATTCCATACTTTTGCCCATGGTAGGTCTTCACCTTCACATGCAGGTAAAAAACGAATGACTGCATATCCATTGCCAGACTTATCTAGCTCTGGTTTCCACAACCTTTCATCTACATATGATTTTTTCTCTTGGGGAGCAGATTCACCTTTTGCTGCATCTAACAACTTATTAAGTGACCCACTGCTTTTTAGACTATCTAATGACATAATTTTTCTCCGTATGTTATTATATTATCGTATGTTTATTTGTGTATCTTTCGATACATAACTATTTATAATAGTTATTCTTGCTACTTTACTATACTTGACATCTTTTGTCAAGGTCTTTATAGGTAATACTTTGTACATTATTACAAACTAAAGGACTAGCATCTTCATTTACAACCCAATAAAATTGTGTTTCTGGGAAGTCTTTAAATGTCTGTATTAATTGTGTAGTCCAATTATCAGTATTAAATCCTTTTGATGTTTCTGGTAGATAATTCTTTGTTCCTTTGTAAATATTATTAATAGGTTCATCATATTCACTCAGGTCAAATCCTAACATATATACTTCATCAGAACCTTCTTGAAGTAAAGAAGCTTCTTGACATGATAGATGTATGGCAGTTGCACCTGCACACCATTCTCTAGGATACTCTATATAATCAACACTATCTCGCTCATTTAACCATGTGATATATAAACCTACATTTGTATAACATTTATTCTTACAGTCTTCTTTGTCTAGATGAGGAAACTGATTTATCATTTCATGATAGTTTTTTTCTGCAGTTGCTAACTCTTTTCCTTGAACTACACATTTTGTTCTATCTTTTCTTTCAGTTTCGTGTATATGTTTTGGTGCATAATTTATCTTTAAAAATTCTGGGTCAAAATTTTCTAATATAGCCCAATCTGCAAAGTAACATTGATTTGTTTCTGCATAACCAGATTCGTATATCTCTTGTTGTATACCATAATCTATTGCAATAAGATTATCTACAACGGCATCTCTGTAAATTGCATTACAACCCCATGTTTTAAAACCTTTGTAAGATTTAGTTATATCCCAAACTTGTCTAGATTCACCATTTCCATAAATTAAACTTTTCATGATTCTTTAATGTTTGTTACTTTACTTGGTGTAAATCTATTTTTTATATCTTCTTTTGCTTCTTTTAAAGTTAAATTTCTAGAAGCGTAGACAAAAGTATCTT